CGCCAGTTACTTGTGCAGTTCTGTTGCTTCCATATGGATATAAAAATTGACAATTAATAAAAGATGCTTCTTTTAATTTCCCGTAAACTTTTTTAAGTCCGTATGAATAGCTTGCATTTAGGAAAAATGTTACATTTGTGAACGTGCAATTTAAAAAAGAAAGCTTGTTAATTTCATCGTCAGAAACACAAGCAACAGTTAAAAACAATTCTTGAAGCGTCCAAGAAGTCGTAGTAATTCGCGCTGGGCCTCTTGTAAAATTTAAGTTATCGAAAAGTATCGAATCAAATCGCGTCCTAATTTTCATCATTACAGCAAAATTAGGATCTGTTGCATCATTTTTATTTGTGTAAAGTTCAGCGCCATTTCCTCTAAAAAAAAGCTTGAGAGATGTTGTTCCTCCAACAATTTGTAAGTGATTTTTGTAATTATTATTAGGATCAAAATTTGTATCGACAGTATTTACTTTTGCCACTTCAAGCAAATATCGTTTTGGTTCAAACTCAATAACTGCATTTCCTATAGAAACGGCATAATTAATAGCATCCTGAATGGCCAAAGTATCATCGGTAACACCATCACCAACCGCACCAAAATCTTCCACTTTAACCGTCTCGGCAAATCTATCTGATAGCGTCCTCGCAGTATTCGACCCCGAAGCCAAAACACTACCAGTTCCTGCTGTAGCTGCTGGCAATGCCCCGACAATACGGCTATCGTCTCCTTCCGCATAGGTGCCTGCGGTGGTGCCAGCTACTACTGGTAATGGGTAATATGCAGAGAGGGAGGCCATTTCTATTTAGTATATCTGGATTCGGGGTTGGAGGCGACTATTATGTTTCGGGGTTCGGGCTGGCGAGGTCAGCCACAGCCTCCGCACTCGCCTCCGCAAATGTCGCCTGCGGCACGCCGAAAGACTCCTGTGGCGCGGGTGTCGGGGATGCGGCCCATGAAAGCATGACGGTTTCCAGCCACTGCTTCGCGGCGGTCATCTTCGGGCCGAGGGGTTTGCCTGCTTGCATGAGGGCCATCTCCAAGCGTTGCAATGCTGCGATTTGGTAGGCGCTGAAATACTTGGCGACCACTTGCTCTGCCGTGAAAGTCTCCACAAAAGGCACAGGCGGCGGCGGAATCACATACGCTTCATCCACAGGCAGCGCGGCCTCGATGGCGGCTTTGACCGTGGCCTCGTCTAACGCGTCGAGTTCGGGGCCGTCCGCTTCCCACAGCGTGAGCTTGGTCGGCCAACCATGCTCGCGCACTTCGATCTTGCCGCTCTCGTCGCGGGATAGCTGGTAGGACAGTCCGTGCCATGTCTTGCCGTCAATTTGGCGGGGCTGGTCGAGGAGGACGTTGTAGATTTCGGAGGTGTTCATATTACGCTACGCGATAGAAAGCGGTGGCACGCCACTCGACAGTTTCGGAGGCCGCGCCCGTGACTTCCAGTTGCAGGGCTTCGTTTGTATCGTCGGCGGTCAGCGCAAACGTCCATGACGGCGATCCGTCACTCTGATCGGTGCCGAGGGTCTGCACGCTGCCGATGAGCGAGGTGTTGTTGCTTCCATCACGGCGGATGCCGAGGAAGCGGCGAGCGACCAGCCACTTGTCCTGCGTGCCAGTGCGGCGGGCAACGAGCAGAATGTCCACGGCGAGGGCGGTGGAGGCGGCGATGGTGAAGCGGTTGGTGGCCGTGCCGTCTAAGTTGAGGATGGTGGCCGTGGCGTTGGTGGTCTGGCCCGACCAATAGATTGCATTAAATGGCCTTGTGGCAACTTGCGAACGCAAATTGGCGATAACGGAATTTCCGATGGCAATGCTATTTGCGGCAGATGCAAGTGATAGGGGGCCTAATGATACTGAATCCGCGCCTGTGCCGTTGTAGCCCGCATAGCTGCCGATAGCGATGGAGTTTCCTCCGCTGGCTCGGCATTGAGCCATTCCAATGGCAATCGCGTTATTTCCTGTTGCCGAGAATGTTGCGCCTTCATTAACTGTAATAATGGCGATGGATTGGCTTCCAATAGTTCCGTTTGCACCTACGCGAATAGCGCCAGATCCACTATGAAAGAAATTTCCGTTGTTTGCCGTGACGTTGGTAAATGTTCCAGCTGCCGCCGTAGTTCCGCCGATTGCAGCAGGAGCAGCGAAGTTGATGCGGGCGTTGTCGAAAGTGCCAGAGGTCACATCGCTCGCCGCATGACTATGACTTGCCGCCGCCGCGCCTGCATCTGCGGGTGTGCCGTAGGCCAGTTTGTTGGAAGTGTTGTTCCAGTAAACGATACGATCAGCCCCAGCGTCATCCGCCGAGATGGCCCCGCTCGCTACCGAAAGAATGTCTGCCGCCGATGCTTCGATGGAGACGGTATCGCCGCCCGTAGCCGACAACTCCCCCGCCGACAGCGAAAGGCCCGAGCCGATTTGGATCTCCTCGATGGAACCTGTGCTGGCGCTCGTCCTTCCCAAAATTCTTGCGGTGGCTTGGGTGAGGCCAGAGGTGGTGATGGCTCCTTGGAGGGCGAGGGTTCCAGAGGCGTCTGGGAGGGTATATGTGCGGTTGCCGCTTAATGCGTTCGCCGCCGAAAATACACCAACATGATCGTTTCCGCTGGCAACATCTGGCAGGGCGATTTCTCCAATCGATCCGTCCATGTAAAATCCGCTGGGCGCATGGGCAAATCCGCCTTGCGAAACGGTCACTCCGTCGCCAGTTGAACCAACAAGAATCTCTGCGAATGTAACGATGTCGCCCGCCCCAAGGCCAATATCTGACGGAGCCAGCGGATCACTCCCCGCCGCCGCATGGCTGGCCGCATGAGCCAGCGTTGAACTTGGCGTCCTCGCATCACTCAGCCGCGCATCATTCCCCTCGCAAGCAGTTCCAGCCGAAGATCCATAGCTGACTGTAAGCGTTCTATTGGCCGTTAAATCTCCTCCGCCAGTGAGCCCTGTTCCCGCGCTGATCGATCTGCTCGTCGGAACGCCCCCGATATTAGTAAGTGCTGTTGCGGGATTTGAGACATCCGAAAGATTATTGACTTCAAGAAGTGCCCCCTGTGCCGTCAGAAGCCCGCCTACATTGATTGTCCAAGCTGTAAATGGCCCTCCCGAACCTTCTACGGTATCGACATTAACCACCAATGATGTTCCAGAATAGCTGGTAACAAAAGCATGCATATGACGATTTACATCATAGACAATCGTAACGTCTTGTGTTGGAGTATAACTAAGTCCCGACTGTACAGTAAATGTTTTGGAACCTGTAGTAAGCGAATGAGAAGATGTGCTGGTGGTTAGGTATCTGTCTCCGCGATTTGCCAGTGTAAATGCCGTAGTAGCAATCTGGGTGGTGTCAGTTCCAGCAGCAGCGGTAGGTGCTGTCGGGGTTCCTGTGAGCGCGGGGGATTCTAGATTGGCCTTTAGATTTAGTGCGGTCTGGGTAGCTGTTGAGACAGGTTTTGAGGCATCACTTGTGTCATCGACATTACCGAGTCCAACATCAGACTTTGTGGCGGAAGCTCCGACAGTAGCCCGCCCTTTTGCATCAACGGTTACCTTGGTATAGGTTCCTGCGCTGACGCCAGAAGTGGCAAGAGTTGGATTGGGATAAGTTCCCGTTAGGTCTCCTCCTGCGGGGCCGCTGGGTGCTGTGGAGATGGTTCCCCATTCTGGGGCGGTGGCTCCGCTGTTTACCTTTAGGACTTGTCCTGCGGTGCCTATAGGAAGTCTCTCGTTGACTAGCGCCCCGCGATAGAGGGTATCACCTTGATTCGTTAGGATAGATTCTCCTCCACCTCCAGAAGTTCCATAGCGAGGAAGGATCTGCCATCCACGGGTAGATCCCGTATAGATCATCGTGAAGTAGGCTCCTTCGACGTTACAGACGAGGTTTTCTTCGATGGATTCGATTCTCTGCCCGTTTCGGGCGATGATCAGAGGATTTGTGTCAAAGGTCTCCGAGTAGTCGAAGATATCGATGGAATCACCAGCATTCGGGCTTGCGGGCAAAGTCAGAGTGAAGCTACCACCCGAAGTATCGGCTGCGATATTCTGAGAATTACTAAGTGTTTGCGGACTAGAGACTACCGTGTAGTTGATGTTGGCTTGCGGGCCAGTTGGGCCCGCTGGCCCCTTCTCCACCACCTCAATGATCTCAATCTCCCTCTCTGTGATCTCAATGACCTCTTGGCTCATCGGGCAATCTCCTGATAGACCTTGGCCTTACCTGTAGCAAACGCGATGTAGGTATAGCCGAGGTAGAGTTCGACTTCGTAGACGTTGTCGCCTGCGGTGAGGTTTGCTGCCTGTGTGGCGGTAATTTCTATTTCGATGGTGCCCGCCGCCCCGCCCAACGTAATTCCATTTCCAGAAGTCAATGTGAGCAAAGTGGCACTATCCTTGGCGCACTCCCGAATAACCATATTTGCCCCGTAGCCAGAAAGATTGACAGGGACATTGGATTTCCCCTTGCAGGACTTGGTCAAATAACGAAACTTTGCCGTCCAAGTTTTTCCTTGGACGATTTCAATATCTCTCTCAAGTCTCCAGTAGTTGGTCATTATCGAAACAAAGGAATGCGGAAGCTGTGGTTTGTTCCGTTGGTAGAAACTGTTACTTCCATCCAAGCTACAGCGGTATTGAATCCAACAGTATTGACGTTTGCGGTATTTGTGGGTGCGGCGTTTGTTGTAAACACTGCTGCTTGGAAATTGGCATTATTGGTATTGGTGAGGGCTAGGAGTGGAAGGCCGAGGTTATTTCGTGTATTGCTCGCCGTCAGTGGTGAATCAAATTGGATTTGCTCGTGGAATGTTTGCGTTTCTGGTTCGTAACGAAGGTCTCCGCTCCAGTAGATTCCACCAGCCTGATCAATGCGAAGATCGCCGCTGCCAAATCGCACCTCGTTGGTAAACGTCAACACATTCGTGCCTGTATTGGCGACTACTTGGCCGTTGGTGGTGAAGCCGAGAAGCGATGTCGCGGAATTGGTATTAGTGAGGGCTATCCATCCCAATCCTAAATTAGTTCTGCTTGCCGCTGCATTGGCTGTGGCATTGGTTCCAGAAAAATATATAGGCTCAATGTAGGAGATGTTATCGGCCAACCCCCATGCTCCACTTCGATACATCAACAGAACAGTCTCATCAAGCTGGTTGAGAGTGATTAGATTGGTTGCCGCGCCCAATTGCCTGATAGCCGTCACTGCATTGGTTGAATTGGCAAGATGGGTAATAGTAGCTCTATCTCCTTCAAATGTGGTTGCGGGATTTGTTGGCAACGTCACGATGTTCGTAACATTGGTTACTCCAACCGAAGGAGCAAGGCTGAACAAGAATAGGTTGCGACTATTTGTGGCGGCATTTGTTGATGTTCCTGTAACGTTTGTCTGATATTGGACAGTTGTGGATATCGGGGCTACTGCCCAGAAATTGGTTGGACTCACCACTTCTCCATTGGTATTCACCAATACTGGATTGGTATTAGCTCCAAAGAGTGCTGATTGAAATGTTGCGGCGTTGGTATTTGTTAGCCCGCTCCAAGGAAGGCCGAGGTTAGTGCGGGTTCCCGCCGCAGAATTGAGCGCAAATTCAATCGGAAGGGCCGTTTCAATAAATTCAGAATTTGCGACAAAATAAGAATTTGTTCCAGATCCAACACCCAAGTTTGGAACAACAAGCTCTCCAAACTGAACAATACTGTTCGTTCCCAAATCAATGCCTGTGCGGAAATTTGTGACATTTGTATTAGTCAACCATGTTGCTCCAAGCCCGATGGCATTACGGAAGTTTGTGGCATCTGTATTGGTAAGTGCAGACCAACCCAATCCAAGGTTGGTTCTTGCGGTTGCTGCGTTGGTGGCCCCAGTTCCACCACTTGATATAGAAAGAGTTCCACTAACATTGCTAAAATTTACTGATGAAATATTAGATGCTGGAATTTGACCAACAATATTTGTCGCCTGTAGATTTGTTAAATTTACTGCATTACTTGAAGACAGATTTGTCAAAACAGATGAAGCAGATTGAAACGCAGTTGAAGGATTGGTTGCTGCCGTCCCAAGTCCAGTGATGTTGGCGGCAGTTAAATTTGTAAGTCCAGCGCCATTTCCATTGGTTCGCAGAATGTTTGCTGGGAAGTTTATGAGATTAGTCGCGTCTCCATTGGTGGCCAAAGCTCCAATAGTGGTTCTGGCTGCTGCGGCGTTGGTGGCGATAAACAATGCATCTCCTACTGTCGTTGAGCCTAAGTTTTGTCGGGCATTAGCCGCGTTGGTGGCTCCTGTCCCACCCTGTCCAACACTCAATGTTCCAACGATGTTAGATGCAGCAATGTTGGTTAGGCTTGAACCTTCTCCAGAAGCAAGGTTGCTAAGTATGACCGAAGACGGTTGAAATGCGGATGCAGGATTTGTGGCTGCGCTTCCCAATCCTAATCCAGCCCGCGCATTGGAGGCATCGCCACTCCAGAAATTGGTGGGCTGGACTACAGCGTTGTTGGTTCCGACAAGAACATTGCGGGTTTGGGAGTAGCCAGAAACAACCAAGGCTCCAGAGATAAGTAGGGCAATTAAGTTTTTCATTGTTACATTAGTCGTTTCCATACCCGCTTGGTTCCAGTTTGGCTATCATAGTCGTTAGGTCGAACTATGAAAGGCAGATTTTCAGCATCTGTCCCTGAAGACAACTGATAAATAGCAGGGATTCCGTCAATAACCAAAAAGATAACAATTCCAACGGCATAGGTTCCGCTAACTGTATTAAGACTGTCCAGATTTGTTGATCCACCGCCATCTAATCCCGTAATCGAAGGCTCAACACGAAGGATGTTTACGCTAGGAGTTTGGATCGGGGTCGAGGACACGCCGATAACGCTAGAAGACGGAATAGGAATACAGATCTTGCTCATTTATCGGGTAACCTCTGGTGAAATGATAACATTGCCTTGCAGGATTCGGGTTGTGACGGCCCCGTTGTAAAGTTCAAGGTCATATACGGCTTTATTACAGACCGAGAGCGATGCCGTGTCAGACGCCGAAATAAATAGTCTAATAGATCCTGTAGCCTCATTCAAGACGATTCTACCATTAGTTGTAGACAATTCAAGAATTAGTGCTTTGGATTCGGGCTTTGACCGAATATGCATCTTGGCCGTATAGCCCGCAAGATTAACGGGGGCTGAGGGTTCGCCCGTCTCATAAAACAATGTTTGATTGAAGGTTGCCCCCTGAAATATGCAGATATCAGCTTCGGCAATCGGTAGTTGAGCCATAAATGGCAAATAGAATCTACCAATTCTTCCTTATAGTCAAGGCTTGTTTGAGTTTTTTAAACGTCTCTTTATTGAGTCGTTTCTTTTCCTCAATCGCCTCGCTGCCAGCCATAGCTCCAAATACCTTACGAGCAACAAATAGTCCTACAGCAAATGAGTCAAATAAATCGGGGGACTTGCCGATGCGCTTTTTCATGTCGGTCTTGGACTCAATGATGATCTTTCTGGTTCGGCGCACATACTTTCTTTGAGTCATCTCCCACGCCAGATCAGGGGTAATGCCCTTGAGTTGCTCACACTCCAAGAAGTATCGGGCGGCGAAACAGAGTTCTGAAGCCATGTTGTGGAACAATTCCTTACCGACTTGGGGTTTCCCTGTGACTTCGTTCCTCATGGCATATTGGGCACTGACAGGAAGGTCGGATGCCGCTCCTGCAAAACTCACTGCATGCCAACCCTTTAGGAGTTCTCGTTCTCCGATTGACCAGAAGATACCGCCAGCCGAAGCATCTACCCCCATCCATTGATTTGGAATTCCTAACTTAAGAGAGAGATCGTGGATTTGCTGGATCATTTCGTATTGGAAGTCTTCTTGAGACCCTGCCCTTCGGTTGAGGACATATTGTTTCTCCACGGCTATCGCCCATTTCCCTGTGATTAACTTCCCATACTTCATGTGGGTAAAAACAAAGCGGTCACCTCCTTCGGTGTAACTTGGGTCGATTCCTGCAATATCTTTCGGGGTTCCGTCCCAGATTGGCTTGTCCATTGCTCCGTGGCGGGCTAATAGGATATCCGAGACAATCGTGGAGTCATCGGCATCTGCTGGAGGCCAGAAGCCCCTAAACTTTCTCCAATACTGGGGATTGAGTTCTCCGAGTTCTTTTCGGGCCAGCGCCACATCGTTGGGCTTGGGCAAGAATGGGTAGCGAAGTCCCTTGCCAGCCTCAAATGACTGTTGGTTTGGATTGTCTTTTTCAGAATCAAATCGGATACATACACCTTCGATACCAGCCACACGAATCTTCCAGTTCGGGGTGTCCTCATCCACGCTCATCCATCCCTTGATCGGTTCGCAGAACTTTCCATGGGGGTCGAAGATGGAGGCGGGGTTTCCCGCGCCTACGATATAAAGTTCTTGCGCTCCTTTAAATCCCCAAACCGCTTGAGATATCACGGAAGGCGAACAGTCTTGTAACTCGTCTATTATCAACACGATACGACGATTCTTTTTACCTTGAAGTCGTTTTTGGGCGTCATCTTTGTATTCGTCGCCCGCTGCTAGGAGCATGATCGATGAGGCATCACTTACCCCTGTTTCGGGGTCGATAATAGCTCCCTCTTCGTCTGAGAGTTTGATGATGTCCATGGATTCGATGAGCCTGCCAGAGGCTAGTCCCATGTTTCGGGCTTCGCGATACATCTTGACTAGTGCTGCCCAGATGCGCTGCTTGGCGTCTATTTTGCTCGTAGAGACCACAATGCACATCGTATTGATCGGGTCACAGAACCAGTTGACCAAGGCAAATGCCGCCATGCCGTAGGATTTACCAGAGTCAGTGCCACCCGCGAGTCCCGTCACGCTTCGGATAAATCGGTTGCCTGTGACTTCGTCTACTTCGTGAACCGTAGAACAAAATGCCTGTGCGGCCAGTTCTGCCCACTTGTGCCATTGAAGGGTTGGCCAAATAGCTGAGACAATATTTCGATAGTGGCGGGCTTTGCCAAGTCCTCCTTCTTCGGGAGTTAGCCCTTGCAAGAAAGCGTCCATCTCAATACGGATCGGCGTAATCGCTTGTCCGTCTTTGGGTAGCCACAACCTCCCGTATTTCTCTACACCTTGATCAACTGTTGCCATTTATGAAATTTATACTACACTAATCGCAATGGAGAAAAAGCGCAAGGTTGCAGAACGCGATTGGGATTCGATTGAAAACCGCATGCGTAAACAGAATGCCTTTCGGTTGTATGCCGCTGGTCGAAACATGCCAGAGGTAATGAAAGCCTTGGATACCAAGCACAAACCCACCCTTGAAAAGCTAATCTATAGCGAGAAGTGGGATGACCATGCCAAGATCTGGCAGGAAAACCCCGAAAAGGAAAACCTCTATCCTTGGGATGTCGAGAAGCCCGTAGCCTTGGTTCCGCCTCCCGCCAAGATGGAGGAGATGGATAAGAAACGTAGGCTTGAGTGTATCAAAGGATTCTCCATGTATTGTTCTGGTCGGACGATTCGGGATATTTCCGACGAACTGAAGGTTAGTGAATCTACGGTGTGTTTGTGGCGGGACACCCAGCGTTGGTTCCAGTGTCGGGAACGATTGGTCAACGAGCAATCTCCTGCCCCTTGGGAGGATGACGGGGTTCCTACTTTGATGTCGGAAATTACGGCTTCATTGGAGACCATGAAGAAATCGATCAAGTTTCTGACTGGTAAAGTATTGGTCAAGGCCGCTGATGCCGCGCAAGACTTAGATGGTATGGAGGCTCTTGGGATGATGCGGAATATCAAACAACTAGCTGAAGCTGCTGCCATCAACTTCTCCGAAGGCGTCAACCAACAGAACGCCATTCAGATCAATATTGCCACCAAACTGGAATCCATGAAAATTCCCGAAGACTCAACCTATGAAGCGGAGTTAGTGGTCAATGAGTGAAGCTCCTAAATTCTGCTATCCGCGCAAAACCGATGTCCCTCCGAGGGGATGGTTTGTTAAGTGCCCTATCGTCAACGAGGAAGTCTATGGAGGCGATTTCTGGGATATGGTCAGAAACTGTGAGAAACTTCTCCACTCCAAGGGGATTATGCCGCCGCTGGATTTTGTGTCACAAATAGAACACAATCTTTGTGACCGATTAGCTGGCAATCCAAACTGTGTTCCTTGCTCTAGCAGGAAACAAACCTTGGGCTTTGCCGAGATTGTCCGCTGGGTGCGGGCCATGTATCAGTTCGCCACTACTGGTAAATTTGAACTTGTCTCGCAAGAAGAGGCAGAACGCCGCGCAAAAATCTGTGCGGCTTGTCCCCATCAAATTGCCACCTCTGGATGTTGGGGATGTAAGGGGATAGCAGGGATGCTCCCACATATCGCGGGAGCCAGAAAGACCTCCTATGACTTGCAACTCAAAGCTTGCGGTATCTGTGGCTGTTTTAACTCCGTAAGCGTCCACCTACCCGTTGAAGTGCAAGGTGGAGAGAATCTGGAGTTTCCCGACTTCTGCTGGAAGTCTAAGCAATCTCAAAGCGAGTAATCGCCTTGTTGAAGGCCATATTGGCCACACCTGTTCCGCCGTCACGATGTTTCGCTACGATAAATTCTATGTTCGGCATCTGGGTGTGATCCTGTGCTTCTTCATTATGAATCAAAATAACGATATCGGAATCCTGCTCAATAGCTCCCGATCCCTTGAGGTCTGAAAGGCTTGGGCGTCCTCCGCGCTTGTCGGGGTCTCTGTTTAATTGGGCCAGAACCAAAACAGGAACTTTGAGCGTCTTGGCTAGATCCTTAATCCCCCCGCTGATCTCTTCTACTTCGCACACACGGTTGTCTTTTCCTCGCTTGCTATCTCCTTTGACTAGCTGCAAGTAGTCGATGATGACGAGGTCTAGAGGTGTGCGTTGATGGGCGCGGCGGGCTACCGCTTTGAGATAGCCGATAGATTTGGCCGAGCTATCATCACAAATAATTTCGGATGCTTGGATTTCCTGCACAGCCCGTCCGAGAGATTGCTTCTGATGCGGGGTTACGCGACCAGATAGAATGTCAGCAGCACCCACACGCGCCCGCGAGCGGATCATGCGCTCCATGAGGGCAACGCTTGTCATCTCCAAAGAGAAGATCAAGACTCGCTTCTTCTGGTTAAGTGCCACGTTTTCGGCAATTTGAAGGGCGCTGGCCGTCTTACCAACCGCTGGCCTTGCAGCCAAAACAACCATATCTCCGCCACGCAAGCCAAACATGAGAAGATCATCCAATGGAGTGATGCCAGTGCGAATGCCGATACAAGGCTTTCCAGCAATCGTGGATTCGATGTTCTGGGCAGCGCGATCCAAGGCATTGTTGATAGACAGCTTGCTGCCATCATCCATCTCGTAGTCAGCCCGCATCACAGTGGTCTCTGACCAGTTCTTGAGTTCTTCAATCTTTAGCTCGCGGTCTCTGGCTTTGTGAACCATGTCGTTGGCCAAGTATTCCAATGACCTTCTGTAGCGGGCTTCCTCCAGCTTGGGGTAGTAGCGTTTCCAGTTGTTATGGGCTACACATGAAGTTGCAACTTCTGTAATCTTTTGTTCACCCCCAACGATATCGTATTCGTTGGCAGCTTCGATCTCTCCTTTAACATTGATGATGTCAGCCTGCATCCCCTTGGCGATACAGCGCATTACCGCCCGAAAGATGATCTTGTTCTCCTGAAGGTAGAAATGATCTTCCTTTATGGATAAAAGGATCTCACGCTGATCCTCTGACGGGGCATGGCAGAGGCAGGAAAGGATGGCGGTTTCGGCGGATGGTTCAAAGATGACTTCTTGCATAGGAAGCGTTAGACAGCCTCTTGGGCCTTTCGTTCACGCTTTCTTTGCAAAATTTCCATCATCGCCTGCCTGCGGCGTTCGCGCTCTGCTTCCGAGATTATCCGCTTTTTTTTAGCTTTTTTGAGTGATTTACGCACCACTTTTGAAGCTTTATCACAAACCGTCCCACTTTGTGCATCATTGTTGACGCTTTGCTCTAATCCCATGGAATCTGACGGCATTGGAAACCCCTCTTGCGCCATTTTGTGGAGAGATCCGTCTTTACACCCGTGGATGACCACTGCTTGGCTAGAGATGATTCTATCTGGGCAAGTAACCCCTTGGACAGCTTGGGCTTCGGGATCTTCGGCAAAGAACACAATCTTCCCATCCCTCCATTGGTAGTTAACGCTTTTCCAGTAGGTTCGGATGAGCGGCGTGTCGCGGCCAATCTCCATAAAGTTCCATCGGCAACGAACATCCCAAGGCTCTGGAACGTTTCCCGATTCCCTATAGGCCAAATTGTAAGTTGATAAAGATTGGGCTGAAGGACAAAAGTCTAAGAAATTAGGAGGGTAGACCGCACTGCCCACAATCATTTTGTAGATATTCTTTCCATTGGTTGCCATTCCGCCTTCGTAGAGATGACCAAGGATACCGACTTTTTTGTGGTATTCGGCGTCGAGATCGTCAGCCCATCCTTCTTTCATCGGAACGCAGTCTGGCTCCCAGAAGTAGAATGGGGTATTAGTTGAGTACATGGCAGCAGCCACATCGGCAAACATCTGATTCGGGCCAAGAGGCCAGCCATCAAATCCGTCTTGGACAAACAATTGGCCAACTTCAGGAAAGCTTTTTTTTAGTTCGTGGATGATATCCGAAGCTCCAGATGCATCCTTCGTGCAGCATAAAGTCGCCTTATGTCGCATGTTGATACCCATGGATGCGATAGCCTTGGCTGACTCCATTGCCAGTTCGGCGTCACCATTATGGTAAGCAAAGGCAATATTCATTGCGCGTCGAAGTTAAGGGGCCAGCTAGGATGGATAGGGTCTTCCAGCCTCACCCTAACGTTTTTGTAGCCATGGGCCACAAGCCTTTGGGCTTCTTGGTTGGCCTCCTCTTTACTCATGCCAAACCTGTCCAGTTCCACAACTTTTTCTCCGTGGCACACAATGTAAGTTTTATTACTTTCGCTCATTTTTTCTTTTTCTTGGCTTCTGCTTGGTTGATGTATTTTTGAAATGATTCGGCGCAATCTCTGGCCATTTCGATTTCTGATTCTGGGTCAAAGAAGTAACCGCCACGTTCAGCGAACAACGCTTCCATTGGCATGGGGGTTCCTCTACGAAACCGTGGGCCAACCACGAATGGGGAGACGGAGTCTTCATTGATAACAGTTAAGACTACTTTGAATCGGGCCATGGACTCCAATACTTAATCACACGTTCAAGGATATGTCCAATCCCGCTCCATCCATGGTGGGGGTGGTAGTGGCAAGCCCACTTCAAAGGAGGGTTTGACTCGTCGTTTTTGATGAGATAGATTCCCTCTGCATCGGGCTTTGTATTATTGTAATCGTTCCAAGTGATCATAGTAGGTATGACAAGAAAAACTCCACTTCGTTCAAAAACCCCACTTAAACGCAGCGGAAGGTTGCGGAGCGCATCCCCCAAACGCCAGCGTGAATACAACGAGTATGCAAAGGTAAAAAAAGCCTACTTGGCACTGCATCCCATATGTGAGAAATGCAAGAAGGCGAAGAGTCAAGACATCCACCATAAAGCGGGCAGGGTTGGGCGCTACCTTTGTGACTACAGTCTTTTTGCCGCGCTTTGCCGATTGTGCCATGATTGGTGCCACGCTAACGGGCGGGAAGCCCGCAAGCAAGGTTGGATTATTGATACAGTTCATGTTCCTCAGTATCTGGCGGAAGAGCCTTCAGAAGCTCAATCTCATAGCCAAAATCAGGCTCATACTGCCGAATAAGCGGATTCCAGACTCTCCCTTTGGGGGCTGTCCAGTTACGGAAGGCATCAACGGCATTGACCCAACTAGTCTCCAATGGAGCGTTCCATTCATGCTCTGGTGGAAAGTTCCAAGGATAGGGGCGGGGTGGATAAGAAACACAACCACTTGTAATAAGTAGTGCTAATCCTATCCCTGCTCTTTGAAGTCGTAGAACCATAGCTCCTCCTCGCTTTCGCTAACCCATCTGCTGCCAGTATGCTCGCAGCTAAATTCTTGGCTAAATACCTTCCAATCGGGCTTCCTTGGGAACTTTTTGGCGATAAACGATCCACCATCCATCCACAACACACGGTTGTTAGGTTGTAAAAAATATTGACCACCTTCTCCCACCAATACATGACCGCACTTATGCCCAGCCGCCATCTCGCCGTAGCCAGAGGTATAGTGGGGGCCGAAACACCAGTCCAAGGTGAACATATACTTTGCCTCTTCAAAGGTTTTGTTTTTGAGCATTACGTTTGCTGCCCTGTTCTTGCAGTAGTCCAAGATATTAACCGAGCAATAGTAGCTCATGGAATCCCATAGCTGTATCCAATCTAGCGGGTAAGACGATCCTCCAGTATCCTCTGCATGGAGGTAGTGGATCGGGACTCTAGCATGCTGGCTTCCGTATTCAGTCATTACACTAAACAACCCACACCGCTGGGGGATCGAGGTGAAGGCAAATACCTCGACTAGCTGTCTATCCCTGCTGACGCAGGGTTCCAAGTCATAAAAGAACCCCTCATCTACAAAAGCAAAGAAGGTGGGGATATTGACGTTGAGATAGTTACTCATTGGTCGGCAATTTTACGCAAGAGCCTTGTCTGCTCGCGCAGTTCATAAAGTTGATTGTTGGCTGTAATCTCCGCGCTCATGCGGGCGTTTGATTCCGCCAACTCCGCATTGATGCGGCGAAGAGTCGTAAGATACGGGCTTTCTGTGGGCTTGATATCCACAGATCCGCTGATGACCTGTATCCGCCCCGAATCCAAATCATAGACTGTCCCATTGAACGATCCGTCTTGTGCCTGAATATTAGCTGTTAGTAATAATACTATTAGTAGTAGTTTCATAAAGAAATTGGAAGCGGGGTGGCGCGACTTCATTGGCCCCCAAGCCTTTGAAGCTTCCGCATTTTCATGCCGAGTCTCCCCGCCTCCAAAAGTGTTCATAGATACATAGACCATAGCCCCTTCGGGGCGTTCAATGTTTTTTTGAGCATTTTTCCGCTTGCCATGTCTGACCCTTTGTGAGAAGTTACAACAGTCTGATGTGAGAACCCAGACGATTGAGTATGAAACAAGAAATAACAATAAATATTAATCTGCCATTCAAGTGGCGGGGTGAGGGAGTAACTTGCTTGTTTCATTGTCGGGTTCTCAATCATCCCACGCCCCGTCATTTGAGTGGCAATTTTATTTATTGCTATGAGCAAACATCAAACCATCTATAGAGTAATTAACCCAGTCGGGTTCTTTCAGACGCCAAACGAACTACCGCGAGATCCGCGCATGTCTTTCGGGGCAAAGGGGGTAATGTCCCTTGTCTTGAGTAATTGTGATGAGTGGGAGGTAACCCGCGACTACCTGTTGCGCCACACCAACGAGCCTGCCAACAGAGTAAAGAAGTATATGAAGGAACTGGAAGCTTTTGGCTATGCTCACCACAAGATTGAAAGCTTCGGGCGGGGAACCTTCCGCAACATCTGGACGTTCTACACCGTTCCGCTTCCCGCCGATAAGAGAAGCAACAAGACCAACTGGCGCGGAGTTATCGATCTCAAGGTTTTGGAAGATCGAAATATCGACGATCGAAAACCTTCAGATCACCAGAATACTATTCCCAAGAATACAATTAATAAGAATATTATCAATGATACCGAGGATATTGTATCGGGTTATGCGGATGAGGAAGAGTATCAGGGAGAAATTCGGGGATTGTGGTAATCGGATGAAATCCCGAAATAATCCAGTTACTGACCGAACCGATAAGCCGCGCAGCGCAAGGGTTCCGCGATGATAACGCAATCTCAATACCAAGCCTACCTTACAACTCCTTACTGGCGAGAGGTGAGCAGAGCCGTCAAAAAACGGGCAGGGTTCCGCTGCCAACTCTGTAACAGCCCCCTAGACTTGCAGGCCCACCATCGAACTTACGAGCATAAGGGAGACGAGCTAAACCACCTTGATGACTTAATCTGTCTTTGTAAAAAGTGTCACAAGAACTTCCATGCCGTAGAACGTGAGGAATCCCGCAAGTTCCAACGCAAGTTATCCCGACCAAATCCCGAACCCATGGTCGATCCCGTGGAGCCAAACAGGCGAGACAAGCTTACATCTACCAGAGTTATTGACTCCAAAATTATTGAAAGCCTCAAAATTAAAGGTGGAATGACAGCGGCAACCCTCAAAGCCTTGGGACTAAGTTGGAGTTTTACGCGCCAACGCAACTGGGTATTTAAGCTCCGTGGCCGAATCATAACCGAAGAAGCATACCAGCAAGCGTTAGCTGGAAAGGAAATTCGCGCCAGCAAGAGACGCCGCTAAACCACAGAGGGCGCAGAAACGAAAGTCTCCACGCCCCCGAAATATTAATATTTGACGGCGATTAAAGCCTAGCTACTGTGTAATGTCAATACATAATTATATGATCAACACATCTACTCTACCTACTGAAATTCAAGAAAACCCAGAAATCACCATTGGTGAACTGGCCGTAAAACACGGATCAAGCTACCATGCTATGGCTTCGGCGTTGAAGCGGACTGGCATTCGGGCAAGGCGCAAGAAGACAACCAAGAGGCGTTTGTCCAACGGGGGAAGATCTTTCAAGATTCTGGGCTTCATTATGAACAATCCCGAAACCAACTTCACTGCCGTTGCCGAGGTATTCAACTGTACCCGCGAGTATGTGAGCCAGATTGAGGCCATCGCCCGTGAAGAAGGAATCATCAAATGACAGTGGGACGAATTTATCCAGCCTATCTCAAACAAGAGGCTCCAATGATGACTATGGAGGCGTTACTGGAACTAAAAGAAAGACAACTGGAAAAAGCCCGCAAAGCACTAATGATGTGCATCGCCCCCGATCCCGAAGCCGAAAAACTCAAAGAGGAAGTATTGCTTGAGCAATGAAGGAAATCCCAGCAGGCTATGTGGAAGTGAGCAAAGGAGTCTATGAGCGAATCGACACAATCCAACGAACCTTTCTTAATCGTAAGGGTGCCAGCAGTAACGCCAAGCCTAAACGCGCTGTTCGCAATGAACCACTGGCGAAGGGCGGCGGCAAAAAAGAAAATACAGGACGCATTCACATCCGCCTTACGGCAAGAAGAAAACGACTTATTGACCCAGACAATCTCGTTTTCAAATACTTCATTGACTGCCTCCGCTATGCTGGCGCAATTCCAGATGACCGTGCGGAAGATGTCACTATTGAAACGAAGCAAGAAAAAACTCGTCAAAAAGAAGAGACGATTATAGAGTTGTTCCGTGAATCAAAAGCAGTTTGATGATGATCTAAAAGTCGCCTACGATGACACGGGAGTTCTGATGCCATTCCCAGAACAAGAAGAAGGCTTTTGCGACAACCCTATCAGAATGCTATTTGAACAAGTTGAGGAAACCGATGTCGAAGAAGACTAATGGATCAGGCAACCATCAACTTTCTTGGGCGGGCTATCCTTAAATACCGCCAATTCAAGCTTTCGTTTGTTCCTCAAAAGTATCTCATCACAGGCAAAGCCACCTCTGTTGGGTGGGCAGATGACAAAGAGCTACGCATAGCCACCAAACGCTCGCTCTCCACATGGCTGGATGTCTTTGTCCATGAGACCTGTCACCTAGACCAGCAACTCCAAAGACCAAAGTGGCATGATGTCAGAGAGGATGCCCTTGGCAAGCTGGATGACTGGCTTGCTGGCAAGAAGGTAGACTATGTGGATAAGTATATCCGACTCGTTGTTGAACTGGAATGGGATTGCGAGAAGAGATCTATTCGGAAGCTTGCCCGCAATAAACTACCCGTAGATCTTAAACGCTATGCCCAGATGGCCAACGCCTACATCCTAGGATACCACTGGACGTTCAACAATCGCAAGTGGTGCAAGAAAAGTTACGAGACTACTCGTATTTGGAGCCAAATGCCCGAAAAAATCATCCCCTTAAACACCGCGCTGTTCCCCCCAGCCAAACTCACCGATCCCTACTATGATTGACCTACTCAACGGAAGTAATGGGAAAGACTACATCCCGTGTCCTTCCTGTACCCAGATTGATGAGATTAAACAGCTACTTGCTGAATATCAAACCTTTGAAGGAGAAAGCCCAATTATCTCAATTGATCTACTAATTTCGGAAGTCAAGATGTGGAGAAGCAAAGAAAGCTACGAGCGCAAGCTAAAATCCACCATGATCTCCTCTATGGTTAAGAAGCTAGAAAACAAAGGATTCCAAGTTGATGAAAACAATTGAAGACAAGTGGGTTGCGCGTTTTATCAAGTTAGCTGAAGAAGTCTCCACATGGAGCAAAGATCCCTCGTCACAAGTGGGCGCTGTCATTGTCCGACCAGACCGAACCATAGCTTCTGTCGGGTTCAATGGATTCCCGCGAGGGGTAGAGGATTGCCATGAACGTATCGCAAATCGCGATACCAAATTACTCTACACCATCCATGCCGAGATGAACGCCATCCTATCGGCTAAAGAGCCATTAACAGGATATTCCCTTTTTGTCTGGCCATTCCAACCATGTGCCCATTGTGCGGCGTCTATCATTCAGTCAGGAATTAAGGATGTGTATTGCCCATTCAATGCCCATCTGGATAGCTACGAACGTTGGGCCGACTCCTTCAAAGCCGCCCTACAAATGTTTGATGAGGCGGGGGTAAGTGTTATTTTCTCTTGACATCCCCCGAATCCTCGTCTCTATTAACCAAATTATGAGCGAAGGACTATCCAAAGTCTTTGAAATGGTCAGTGGCTGGAAGGAGTATTCGCAGTTTGAACATGACCACGAAGGCTACATCACAACCGAACGAGTCGGAGAAGGGAGGGCAATGTTTCTTTGGCGGGTTGACAAAGAGCCTGTCCACCTCGACCATATGTACATGGACGGAAATCTATTCGTCCGATTCAGCGAAGACTACCAAATAAATCTATGAGCGAAGAAACAAAACAACAAGACCTGTCCGAAGTGCTTACTAATCGCGTGAACAGCGCTTATGTAGCCAAGGACTACACACTGCTTAACGGCGGCACCGATAACATCGTAATGATCCAAGGAGAGCGCAAAGACTCTGATCCCGTGGACATTCTTCTTACCTACGATGGTATGGAAGAAGTCCTTGGATCTCTCAAGGAATCCACCACACTAAAACAAGAAGAAGTCAAAGAAGGGTCTTCTGATGACTAGCATCTGGCTGATTGGGGCGGTAGGCATCTGCTATGGTATTGTTTCTCTGGAGCAGGCCATTCGCGGAAACTACGCCCTGTCGGTCATCTGGGGAGGATATTGTTTTTCCCAGTGGGGACTTTTATGGATAACTCTTTACGGAGGAAAGTAAAACTGGCATAATCTGATCTTCGTTCTTTTACAGAAAGGAGGTGAGATTATGTGGTACACAATACCATCGGGCATCGTATTCGGCCCCTACGGAAGCATTGGTTATGTTGGAACATTACAGCGGAAGGATTTGGAACAAATCGCTAAGACTTGTGTCAAATTGTTTCACTGGGCAAAACGTAAGCTTCTGTAGTTTTAAGGGAGGGGGCAAAACGCCTCCTCCCTTTTGCTTTATGAAAGGAACACAAACACAATGGAAGCACTAGGATCTATCTACGCAATGCTGGCCTGCTTGTTTATCGGCTGGTGGAAGATAACTGACAAATACCTTGACTAATGGTTGACTCATTTACGTCTATTGTTTTCTGGGGAGCCATGCTTATCGTGGC